TTGCAGGAGTCACGTTATATTGGTAAATATTCACACTAGCCGCACTAAGAGCTAATGTCCTATATCCAACACTTATTACATTACCCAAAAATTGACAGTGAACACTTGGGGCGCTCGCAAAAAAACCAGCTTTAAAAGTTATATTGTACCGTCCCGCAGACGGCTGTGTTACTGACTGAATAAAATTAGAGCTAGGATCGCTCACAAGGGGAGAACCTGCATTATCTAATATAGTTGCTGTATATGTTTGCGTTCCAAAATCAAACTGAGCCGGAATAGTCAAATCACTCCCAGACTTCCAAGCCAATGGGGACCTAGCCCACAAATCAGGATATAAATTTTCACCATTTGTTATTACGGTTTCACTTGTAGTTGATAGCGCCAATTCACCATCTAAAATTTTATGTCCATTTTCAGTTGGCCATAATGTTGTATCGTCAAAGGTCGAACCTAATTGCGCGGCTCTAGTTATCGTCTGAGCTTTTGGAACCGCTGATATTGACGGTCTTATAGTTGAAAAATCTGTCATTTTTTATTTTCCTTTTTTGTGGTTATGCTGAAACGGTTGCTATTTTTGTTGCGTGTAATCTTGACGTTTGGATCAGTGCATTACCAATATCACCAGCCACAACCTCGCCTCTTGATGACGCAGCTGCCTCAACTTGTAGGTGAATTGTCTTTGTCTCACCTTTAGCTATCGTAATTGTTTCAAAAGACCTCAAGAAATTTTCTTTGTTTATTGGGTCTACTGCGTCATCTACAATCCAACATGCTTCTAATGAATCAGTATAAACTGTAGCATCACTATTGTTGTAAATCCTTGAACTTACAAAAGTAGAAGATCCTGAAGTCCCTCTAACTAATATATTTGATTTCACTAACCAAACACCTTCCGTTAGGTCTATAGTTAAGGACGGAACTAAAGCGTATGTTGATGGAATGGAATAATCAGTTAAAGATGTGGATTTAATCACACTACCAACCGGCAAAACCCCATCAGTAATTTCACCTAGAACCGTAATATCATTTTGAACTGTAATTTCATCAAAGGGAACACTACCAGTTAGATTAGCAAAAGTTGGAAAATGCGAATCTTTCCAGTTGTATTTTGTTTGATCAAACTCGACTGCGAATGCGGTAGCTTCCGTTATGTTGGTAATCGTTTCGGTGTCTGGCAATGTTGGTAAGGCAATCACCTGGGAATTTGTTGTATTCACGTTAACAGCATAGGTACTAGATACCTTGGTAAGTGTTACGGCAATTCTAAAAGTTTCCGATCCCGTACCCTCTGGAAGTATTAAATCAAGGTCAGTTGTAGCACCTGAAAAATCACATACATACTCGGTGTTTCTAATCAATTCAGCTGGAACATTTGTATGATCGATAAAAGCAAGGCCAAGGCCACCACTTCCACCACCGCCCAATTCAGTGATAACACCACCGGAATCGATAACTTTCATTTGGTTGTCTAAGTCATCAAGGAAAATCGCTTTGTTTGGATTTGTTGGTAGCTCAACCGAACCACTTGCAATTTCTTCAAACTCAACCGCGCTAGGTGCTGATTGTGCAACCGGGGCTAAATCATTATATTTTGAACGCCGAATTTTTGTCATATTTGAAACCTTTATATAATGTTTATATTTTACATTTGTTAGTTAATTGTCGCAAATTTTATGCCGTCAAAGCCGATTGATGTCTCACCAATAGCCTTTTTTGTAATTAGGACTTTAGCGGTTCCACTTGTTTCTGGGACCTGATCACTTACCAGGGAAATCCAATCACCGATTTGAATATCTAAAAATTTATCAGTTGCGGGGCATGAAAACGAATATTTATATTTATTATCAAAATGAAATTGAGCTATTTCCGATGCCCTAGAATTTTCAAGTGTTAACATATCAATTGTTTTTGTCTTGTCTGTTTGATTTAAATCCTGCGGGTTTTCTACTGTTTTGTTATATTCATAACTACCGCTAGGTGTTCCCCTAGTGTTTGCACCAATAAACATTGATTTATTTTTAAAGATAACTTGATTATAGGTATCCTCTGTATTTAATGCCGTGGATAATCCAGAAAATTCATTTTCATTTATGGTTGCAACCGTTGCCTTGCTTGAATTGATTTTAATAACCTTAGCCAAATCGTTTTCATGGTCATACCTTAAAAAGCACCCATTACCAGCAAAAAGCCTTTGCATTAAATTTCTATAGTTAGGCGTATCGTGTTCTATCAATTGCATTGATTCGTCAAAATCAACTTCCGAAATATCATAATCAAACCCGGCCCCAACTAAACAGGATTCCATGAATTTTTTCATTGAAAGGGAAGCATGGGATGGGGTTTTGTTGTAGTACATATAAAATTCAATTTCTTGATTTTCAAGCCTTGCCTTATCTGCAGCACTATCGCCCAAATAATAATACACATTATCAGAATTGCTTAAATTGACATTAAACCTATATGTATAGGCCGAACTACCGGCATTTGTGCTAGGTATCATTGTTGTACCGTAAAGCGTTTTCAATATAACTAAATGATTGCTGTTTAAGTTGGTGTTGGTCCTGGCATCCGTATTTTTTTTAATTCGCATCAACAAATAAAATTCATTTTCAACGCTAACGGAAGGATTGTTATCAGTGACGCCACTAGCGGCCGAACTATAACCCATATACCAAATATTGAAAATAGGCCCCGCCGATGTTATCGACGCCCTCCAACCTGGAACCATATAATAAACCGAACTACCAGTATCAACTCTAAATTGTTGAGGTCTATCACCTATCGTTGCGCCTGTATAATCATTTAATTTAAGAGAACAAGGACGCAATATGCCCGTTACGTTATCTATTAACGATGGTGAAACGGGAGCGCTAGGGGGCGAGCCAATGCATCCCTCTGTATTGTTCTCATATTCAAAAACACTTGATGCATAACTTCCAAAACTTCCACCATAATTAACATAATTAGAAAATGAAAAATCATCCATTGTGATTCCGCTAAATAGCTGCAGCGTATTGCTAGAACCATCGTGCGTGTAATCTAACTTAATTAAATTTTCCGCCGCAAAAGTATCAAAATCAGGCGTGGAATAACCCTCATAATCTGATCTATTTTTATACCCAAATGAGAATGGGACCACACTAGCAACATGAATTGGCGTGGTTGATGCGTTAGTATATTGTGGCAATCCAAATGTTGCTGGTTCGTCTAACCTTTTTATTTTGGGCCTACATTGGTAGGTTATTGAATCGCTCTTAAATGAAACGCCCGAACCGATACCAGTATAAATTGACGCAATTGCACCAGTGTTTGAAATTCGCCATAATTTGAAACCTTGAAGCATAACGGAAAAATTAGAGCCAAAAAAATTTCTTATATTGTTAGCCGTTCCCGATTGTAAAATAATACTTAGGGAATTGTATGAAACAAGCCCCTCCAAAATATTGGTTGCACTCCCAATAACAGCAGGTGAATTTTGCATGTAAGGCGGCCAATTATAAGACGTTCCACCACCAGTTGGATTGAGCGGGTAAAAAGCACCGTTTTTGTTTGAAACTAAAAGGGTGTAATTAACATATAGTGACGATAAAACACCCGTAGTGTTTAACCTTAGTTCGTTTTCACTTGGAAAATAACTCCATTGGTTGCTTCCTGGTGTTGTAGAATCCGAAATTTGCGACAAGGCCCCAACCGTAATTGGAATTAAACCGCCTACCAAATTATAGGTATGTGATCCACTGGAAACACTTGTTTTTAGTTCTCTAATGTCAATTTTTGCTAGTGTATAAGCCAATTTTAAACCCCGTAAAATTCAACTCTAGGGCTTTTAATCCTAGTGGTAAGTGTTGAAACATTTGTTTCCGGTTCCCAATCTGCTATCAGCCCGTATTGAACACCGGTTTGATCATTGATACATAGCTCAATTATAAATTCATCCAAATCTTTGGTATGAAAAGCATCAAATAAAAATGAAAGATAACCGACATAATTACCATTTAGGGAATCAACCGAATTATTTTTTGAAGTATAAACCCTCAAAGGATCGGCGTTGTCTGTTAATTTAAGAGTGAACACCTTACCAGCAAAATCACCACGCAAATCCACAAAAAGATTCACTTGGTAAACATCGCGGGCCTTATCAGGGGAAATCACACCACCGTTTGCAATGCGGTTTTCAGCAAAATAAATAAAATTATATTGTGGAATGCTTGTCTTTAACATTAAAGCGCCTCGGTTAAACTAAATGTGTTTTCAAATAAATCACGTATTTTGTGGGTTTGATTTGGTAGCCTGTCGAATTTCATTATGCGCATTAACTCGCAAGGTTCGGCCTCAAATTTCCCATCGGGATCAACCATACATAAAAAATTGTTTGTAGTTCCAAACTCATAGTAAAATTTTTGAAAATTAGAACGGTCCGATTCATTCATATACTGGAATCTTAAACCACCTATTTTAAGTTGTTTTTCTTTTTGATTATAATACTCACGGCCAGATTCGGCCTTAAATACTTTTGATAAATCCGTCAAACTGGTGGAAATTCCCCCCGCTATATTGCGGGTATCCAATTGAACACCATCGCCAAAAAAACAATATTTAATATCTAACGATTCGCCGATTTCCGAAACATCCCGGTTGCCCTCGGTTATCAAAATACGCCAATATTTAAAGGCGTTCGCTTCCCCAATTTCCGCAAGGTTTGCAAATATACCAAACCTTGAATGCCTACCGATTATTTCTTTTTCGATTATATCAAAACCGAAATTACTGCATTGAATTTTAACCTGTGATTCACTCGTTAGATAAAACCCGTTCACATCATTTGCAAGCATAGCGAATGAAGTTGGTTCGATCGGGGCCGTTAGTGTTATATCTATTAGATAGCCATCTTCTATAGCGTTTTTAGTAAGTCTGTAAACCCCATAACTATGCGGATCAAGCACATCCGATATGTTTTGACCATCATAATCAACATCGGAAGTGTAGGAAACATTGGTTGTATCCAATAATAAATTATTTTCTAAAAACCTAATTCCACAGGTTTCGACATTATTAGCCATTAGGCAAGCCTCGCATTATTTTGGTTTAATTCTAAAATTTGTTCGGCCAATACTTCACCATTCAAAACTATTTGATTTATAACGGTTTGAGTGCCTTGACCACCACCTGATATACTTCCAACCGCTTGTTTTGCTAGGTCGGAAACAACATTTGCAAAATCGTTTGTTGCTGGTTTTGGAATTACAATTTCACCAGGCGTTAACATAGTTAATGCGGAATCGGAATTTCCTGCACCTGGGACCGTTCCACCCGTTGCCATCCCTACAATTCCACCCTTATTTAGAAGACCCGGAATAATAGAACCTCCAAGCAGTCCACCCGATCCACCACCGCCAATATCAATGGATAGTGCATCGGAAATGGAGTCAAAGACGGCTTGAGCCCCTTCAATAAATGCATCGTAAATAGTGGAGCCGATTTCAAGCAATGGTCTAAATGCGTTTTGAAGCGTACCAACTAAACCGTTTATAAATTCCATAAATCCTTCCGCCAAATTGACCAAGAAGGTTCCAAAAAATGCGCTTAATCCCTCAATAATTCCATTGGCTATAAACTCCCCAAATTTTACGGCAAGTTTTACCATGCCCTTTATGATCGCAGCGGCCATTGTTAAACCACCATTAGTCTCAATAAAAGCATTAACAAGGGCCTCAACTATTACATCCGCTTTTTCGGCTAGTGCTTCCACCATGATTACCCCACCCTCCGCAATTCCAGAAATAAAGCCCTCTATTTCCTCATCGCTTAAAAGTGACAAGTTGGAAAATATTTTGAAAAATTCACCCGCTCCTTCACCTAACCAGGCATCCATAAACCCGGCTCCGATTTCTTGCCCAGCTTGTATTCCAAATTCAACGCCCGCTTCGCGCCCACCTTTTTTAGATGCCGAACCTAGTCCACTTAAAAGACTATCGCCAACCCCACCAAAACCACGTTCCAAATCATTAATTGCTGAATTGGAAAAACCAAGGCTTGTCATTGCGTCATTCATGCCCTTGGAAAAAAATTCGGTCACTTGTGTAGTGAATTTCTTAGCGTTTTTTTGCTCAAATTCGGCATCAACAATTTTTGCATCTACGTCTAGTTTTATGTCTTTAGGCTTCTTTGATGATTCATTAAAACCATCTAAAGAATTAAGGGCTTTTTTCAATGTTTGATCTAGCATTGATAATTCAGTCTCGGAAGTCACTGCGGAATTTGCAAGTGATTGTGCAGCTTCGTCTATTCCACTAGTCGCAAACTCAACACCCTTTTCCCGAACACTACTAAGCCCGGCACCGATACCATTTAATGAATCAACTAACGCCTGGCTATCTTTTTTGAAACCTTTAGGTTGAAATGATTTAGGTAACAGACTTCCTAGTTTTTTAACGAGGGTAATCAAAGCGGCTATTGGCTTTAAAACCAAAATGTTGATTGACTTACCAAGCAAATCAAACGGAACTAATATTGCGCCCGTTAATGATTCTACGATTGATGAAAACCCTGAAACAACCAGCGCGCCAATGTTTAATAAAATTCCCTCTAGGTCTTTTAAAATCCTAATAGAAAAAATAATCCCTTTGGCGAATGGTTTAATGCTACTTGATAGCGATTCACCAAGGCCCGCGAATGTTGGTATCAAAATCTTGATCGCATTGTTTATGTCTTTTAGGTCCTTACCAAAATCGGCAGAAAACCCCGAACCAAATGTTATTTTTATTTGTTCAAGCAACCCGGAAAATATTTTTTGTTGTTGCCCTACCGTGTTGTTAATTTCCTCATAGGCTTTATTTGCAGCGCCCGCAGCATTTTTATTAGATTCAATTGCGCTGGTTAGTCTGTTAGCATTGTTTGCAGCTAGTGCCTGGAATGAAGTTAGTGCCTCGGTTGATCCCAATAATTTTAAAAGCCCTGCAGCGTCATCCCCAATGATGTCATCAACATCTTGAATGAATTGGCCTAGCCCTTTAGATTTTAAAGCAGCAAATGAAAACGCTTCCCCTAATTCAGTGGAATGCGCAGCGGCTTGTGCTTGCCCCCTGGTAATACCTGCAAAAATTGCTTTTAGACCAGTGACGGATTCTGCAGTTTTTATACCACTTGCGGTTAATGCTGCGACTGCGGCTGCGGTATCTTCAAATGAAACACCAAGTGCTGCACTATTGGGGAGTACCTTCGCAAATGTTGCGGATAATTGAGTTAAATCGGTCTTACCATTTTTAACCGTATTGAATAAAACATCGGTTATTTTAGTTGCGCTCAGGTTCGATTTTTCAAAACTATTCATTGCTGAAGTGACAATATCAATTGTGCTTTCGAGATCGCCCAAACCACCAATTGAAAGTTTATTGGCCTGTGTTAAAACGTCATCCTGCAGCGGCTTGCGTTGCACCTGCAAATGCATCAAAAATTTGTTTACCAGCAAATAAGGCAATAGCACCCTTAAACAGCGTGGAAAATTGTTTTGCAGATTTCCCCATACTGTCAAAGGAGCGTTTGCCTTTTTTAGAAAATTTACTTATCTTTTTTGAAGCATTCGAGGTTTGAACGCTTAATTCAATCCCCAATTCGGCTTTTTTTGATGGCATTATTTCCCCGGCTTTTTCTTCATTTTGTCATTTTGGAATTTGTTTATTTCTGCCTCAATTATAACAAATGCCTGTAGAAAAATCTCAGGAATCTGGCCCTCATTAACCACCACGCCTAGAGCTTGCAAATTTTTACGCTGGGAAAATTCCGATAAATACAAGGCGCTGGTTTCATCGGTAATTGTGGTAGATGAATTTTTCAAAACCCTACCCGTCCAATGCTTCAACTGCTCTATTACTTTTTTCCGAGTGTTGGCCCCGTTGCAATTTCAACTATTGCCGTTGTAAATAGTTCGGCGATTTCATCAAAAAATTCCAAACATTCTTTGGTTTTATAATGGTCCTCACCATGTTTAATATCTACTTTTTTAATTCGTTTCATCAATTCACTTTGTGCAAGAAACATCATTTCCGCTTCTAATGCCTCACCTTTTTTTTCGCTTGTCATTGCATCGGCGCGCATTTTCAAACGTTCGGCCCGTGACATAACTTTGACCGAAATATAACCACCGATTTCGATGTCATTAACTTTTGAACCTTTTTCAATTTTGTAAATTCTTTCCATGGAAAAACCCTTTATATATAAAAAAATGGAGTACTGATTTAGTACCCCATTTTTACACTTTTTAGAAGTCTTAGCTAGTGATTGTTACTAGCAGAATCCTGCGAATATTGGTTGAGTCGAATCTGAGGGCGCATATGCCGCTAGCTCTAAATTAAGTTGAGCAACGCCGTCCTGGTCTGTTATTTCGATACTGTTAATTGTCGCGTGTGAAATATATATTCCTGCGCATTTTTCCTTAACATACGATCCACCAGACTTTTCACCAGCACCATAAAAGAATGAAACCCTGTCACCCTTACGCATTGATCTAAAATACCTAGCTTCAAAACCTTTTAAGTAGCTTGAAATTGAAACCGTTGAAGTTCTTTCATTAAAACCACTGCCTCCCACCCCTGATTCTGCACAAATATCTAAATAATCAGCTTTAGTGTTTGCAAGTGAGAAGTCAACACTTGAAGCATTTACACACACATTATCGGTTGCATTTCCTATAAGAAGGGTATGTCCCTTGGCTGCGATTGGATCGGCATCGTCATAAACTGGAGTGAAACCACTTGAAAGATCAATAAGTGAATCCGATGTTTCACTGGTAGACGGTCCCGCGTCTGCAGTAAATCCGATGGTTGGTAAAAGTGAATTACCACTTGCGCCGGTTGTCGCTAGTAAAGTAAAAGTGGCATCGCCTGTAATTGTATATTTACCATCGTCATTATAAGTAACAACAAATAGAACACCCGAACCGTTTGCATTTAGAGCGTTTTCAACCGCTTCCGCAATTTGGTGTGGATCTTTATAGGTTCCCTCTGGAATGCTTGCTGCATATTCCGATGACGAAACATCAACATCAACAAATTTGTTTGTTGCTTCAATCACTAGTGGGTCAAAATAGAAACCAAGGCCCGAACCTGAGAATGACGCATTTACCAATTCACCAGCGGCGAAATTGATGTCAACACCCTCAACCCTAGCGCCCGAAATCAATTCGATTGTATCAGGTAGGTAATACCATGCAGATAGTGTTGGGATTTGGTTTGAATCGTTTAATGCATTGTACGTTCTCGGTTTTCCAACTAACGCTCCAACTTGAGGCGCTGCGCTTAGTGCAAAAGCAAGTGTTACCGTATTACCGGAAATTGCTTCGATTGGCCTTAGCTCATAGCCTATTACCGGATCTTGAACTAATAGGATATCACCTTTTTGATATTCGCTACCATCCGTTAAATCAAATGTAATCCCATCAACCACACTTGCAATATCAGTTTCCGTAGAAACAACATTAACCGAGCCAAACGCCGATTTCATTAAAAGATTATAGTCTGGTAAATTTGAATTTTCACCCGCTCTAAAATAATGGCTTAAACTAAAGGTCGGGTTTTCACGTCCAACAATTGCCTTACCTGGAATGATACCGTTTTTCAGTTCTTCGTTTGTAAGAGTCTCTAAACCTGGTGAGAGTGTTATGTCTGTTTGTATTGCAGTGAAATCCGTCCCTGCAGTTGGAGCCTTAGGCCCATCGGTTTCTTCAACTAGCGCGAGCGTCCCAGCGCGAAAACTTACTGTATCTAATGCCATTGGTTTTATCCTTCGTAAAATTTGTCGTTATATTTAACCCTAAAAACAAGTTGTGTTGCAAACACTGTACTGTTTTCTTTGGGATCACTCACTTGGTAATCTGAATAGTCTATGCTCGTTATTAATGGACTAATCATATCACTATCGGGTTTGAGCAGGGCCTTTTCACATTCCCTTGCTATGTCTTCAGCTTCAATTATACCATCTATTCTAGTGTTGTTTTCGGTTTTTATAACAACATAAACATCAACCGGGCGTTCGTATCTATTGCGTGGTTGATTGTTGTATAAATTTACGGGGGTTTCGCTTCCCAGGTACACCAAAACATTTGGTAATTTGTCTTTCTTAGACGCGTAAATTCCACCTGTTATTATTTTACTCGGATCAATAAACGCGGCATTAACCAACGCCGTTTTTATATCGTTTCTAATTGTATTACGTGGATGATTACCAGCCATATTTTAATCACTCAAATGAAAGACTTTAGACGCATTTACGTCCAACACTATATTGATAATTTTATAAACATTCCCGGTTTCTAAAATTCTTATAGAATCACCAATTTCTACTAGGTCAGTTGTTGCCGATTTTTGGCAAGTCACTCTAAAGTTTTCCTCTATAATGACATTGCCATAGTCATCGGTCCTAGGTGTCGTATTATCTACGATACCACTAGAAATGGTGTCAGGGTAAAGACCACTCGCACTAATGAAAGTAATCCCTTCCCCAAATTGATTTTCTAATGTAGTAAAAACCGCATTAGCATAATAATCAAAAACACCGGCCATAATTAACCTACTAACTTAACTTTTACGTTGCCACCACCTGAGATAGTCGCAGCTTCGATAACTTTACCGTAAAGATCACCACCTGAAAGCGCTGTTATTGTGCCTTGAGCTGCAGTCGCTTCAACTTCTTGGCCTACTGTATAACTTGCATCCGCTGCAGGTACTTCAACAACACCATCAAATACGCCAACAACTTTTCCATCTACCGCATCGACAACGGCAACACCACCTAGAGCACCCTCAAGAACGATTTCACCTGAAAGATATGCTGTAGCTGTAGCAATTGGGAATTGGCACCCTGCTTTATATACTGAATTTTTCATTTTTATATTCCTTAAAAATAATTGTAATTAAAAAAGTTGGGGGTAGTTAGCCCCCAGGTAATTAAGCGATTACAGCTTTTTGTAGCCCACGGTAATCAATCACTTTAGTTCCGAACGTGTGCTTGATTTTAGCATCAAGTGAATCCGTCATAAAGTTGATACGCTGGTCAAGCATTGGTGCGCGTCTACCCAAATATGCAATTTCAAACAGATCAATTTGGCCTAGATCAGATGCTACATACCACTCACCATCAGCAAGCCTTGCGTCTGAAATGACAGTCATTGAGCCACTGAATGGATTGATGTTTCCTGATTCTGCAGCAACATAATTAGCGCTCATTAGTTGTTGCGCGTCCGTAAGAAGAGAAGGAGGCACAATCAAGAATGATCCCATTAAGTTTAATGGATCAGTAGAATCAAGCCCTGTTTGCTTCATTAACTTTTCGCGTACTGTTGAAAGTCCAGCCATATCTAGTGGAAGTGTAGTTGTTAGGTTTCCACGTGGAGCCGAGTAGATCGCACCGCCGTCAACTAAACCATTTACAAATTCATTGTAGAATGATGCTGATTCCGCTCTAGCTGCAGCCGAACCGAATTGTAGTAATCCCCTAGAAAATGCGCCTAGGTCGTCATCCCTCATCGCTCTATCAGTGAAAGAAATCATTCTTGCGTGATCTTGCACCTTGTAAGTTTCACCAGTTTCCGAAACTGTTCCGCTTGCGTATTCCGCGCCCTCTGGTTTTACAAGAAGTTCCGGGGATTCACCAAGTCTAGCTACATTGATTTCCTTGTAGTCTCTAACCATTCTTTCTCTTACAGCGTCTTTTAAGATGATTGGGAAATCAGATGTTGAATGATCTTTTGAAAGAATCATTTCCTTGATGTTTTCGCCGTTCATCATTGAAACGTCAACACCGTTTTCCATCATTAATGTTTTTGCTAAACCGTGAATACCGTCAAATCTTTCTGATTTAGATTGTGCAAGTGTTGGATCAAGCAATGAAGCAAGTTGGTTAACACGTTCTGCAGTTCTTTGGGCTTTGTTATCGCCGATAGTTTCAATTTTCATAGCCGAAATTTCTTCCTTGTCGTTTTGTGCTTTTAACTCAACTAAAGTTTCGCGCACGTGTTTTACTTCGATACCTTCTTTTATAAACTCATCGGCCTTTGTTTCAAAACCAGCAAGTGTACAAATTTCTTTGACTTCCGCATGGTATGCTTCAGTTTCCAATTTACCTTTTTCAAAAGCAGCCTTTTCGATTGCTTCCAAATCCGGTGTTTTGTCGATTTCTGGTGTCTCGACTTTTTCCGTTTTTTGTTCCATTTCTGAAACCTCCAAAATTAAATTATTGTCAGTCTCGTCAATATTCGAGACACTAACGATATTATCAACTTCCAATGATTTGCCTACACCAGCAAATTTATAATCCGCAGCGGTATGCACCATCGAAATCTCAAAGGGCGCAACATCAACACGGTATGTGCCTTTGTCGTCTTCTTCTTTTTCCAAAACCATTTTTGTTATCTCGTAACCATAGGAAACGGATTCCAAAATCCCATCTTGAACATCTTGGAATTTTTCTTCACCAAGTGCCGAACGTGAAAATCTAACTTTTGCACGCGCAATTAGATCATCATCAATCCATGCCTTTTCAATCTTGCCAATATGTTGAGTATGATCATGGTTAAACAGCAAAGCACCTGATGAATTAATTCTAGTCAAATCCATTGATTTAATATCGGTAATTTCGATACCCCACCAACGCTCGTAAGGTTCTTCGCTTGCAAACGCTAGTTCCACCGTTCTGTTTTCAACGTCTATTGCATCGCGCTTTTCAACGTGTAAAAACCTGGTAGCCTTATCACCAACTACAGGCATTTTTCTTGTTTCTGTTTTATTCATCGTCTATTTCCTCACTTTCGGTTTCAATTGGCATTAAGCCCAATTCCGTTTGGAGTTTTTCATCAAAGGCGATTTCCTCCATGACCGTTCTGTAATCACGGCCGCCCGATTCTATAATGTGTTTTCTGCTTTCTATTTTACCACTTATTTTTTCAATTGCACTTTTTGTTTCTTTAACCGGATCGAGCATTTCACGAATTGGAAAAACCCACTTTATTTTTAGATCATCACGTTGTGCTGCAGTTAATTCGCCTTGCATAACCATTGCATCTAAAAACCAATTAGCAACATTGGTAAGGCATTGCGCTTCGAAAATGTTTGATTGCCAGGCTCGTAGGTTGCGGCTCATGGCTATCCATCCCATACGGGCCGATGAATAATTTACATTTCCATAATCACCACTCATTTCCTCGTATGAGATACCTAAACCGTTTGCCATATCTAAACGGAATTGTTTATAAAATTCAGTATCACCATTTAAATCAGGTAGCTCTGGAAATTCAATTGTTTCACCAGGCGCGAACCTGTTGACTTGCCCGCGTTTGATTTGCGATAATTGGCTACCATCGGATTTAGCTTTTTTCTTACCAATTAAATCATTGATGTTTCCGCTTTCGTCTGATGTCACTATTGCGGTTAAGCTTGATTGCATTTGTTGTTTGGTTAATACGTTTAACCTGTAGTTTGCAATCATTCGCATTGTTGGAATAACTGGTGCAAACCAGCTTGAACCAAGTCTTTGATCAACACCGTCTTGCCTAAACACGTGACAAATTTCGGAAGCTTTTACACGAATCGTGGTGTTATCTTCGTTTGTATTGAACAAATGTGAATAAGATTCACGAGGGTTCTTTTTATAAAAATGGTACGCAACCGGTTGCCATTGGGAATTATATTCAATTCCGTTTACACAAACATTTTTAGTTTTTGAATTGGTGAAATCCGTTGCTAAGTAATCAAATGAAATGACTTGCATTTGAATCGGGACCGTTAGATTCATATTAAAAGAACGGTAGCGCCGTCTTAAAAAACAATTCCCGTTTTTAACCAACTCGCGTAACATAACGGACTGCAAACCATAAAGGTTATTGACCTGGGAGGCATCGCATTCAGTAGTATCAAAAAAACTAATTAAAGCCTTTTCAACCATTTGCGTTAACTCAACATTGCCAGTTTTTGAAACCGCTTGTGGTGTCACACCGCTACCGATGATATTTGATTCCAGCACGCGCAGACCACGTTCGGCATTTGGATCATTTTTAATTAGATCATCAACACGAGCATTTAAACCTAAAATTTCCCATGGATCGGGTGTAGTGCTAGAACCGTAGGGCATCCAACCATCACTTGTGGTTTCAGTATCAAGCGCGTCATATTTCTTTTTTGGTTTTTTAAACCAACTAAAAATTCCCACTACCTGGAATACCCCGTTTCTAT